TTTATAACTCAATTATTAGATTTAATTTAAAAATGAGATTTAAAGACACTTTAAACCATGTTTAGAGTGTCTTTTCTAATGCAAAAAACAGGAGGGAGAAATGGGAGAGTATTTAAGAACCGAAGACTTCGTCAACGGTAAAGATGGACAGATACAGCTTGTTGTGGACGGTGAGATAATCACGCTGTACGGTTCACAAAAATTCAAGGCATCAAGCACGCCTGAAACTTCTGAAAGAGGTCAAATAGGAACGAGAAACAAACAAAGTAAAATCAAGGGCTTTAAAAATAAAATCTCAATAACTGCAGATTATTGGTTTGTCCAAGTAATGACAGATATATTGAAAAAATACAAGAAAACAGGCATATTCCCTAAAGTTGATTGCCAATGCATAAACAATGACAAAGGGACATCACTTGGCACTATGTCAAAAGTATATTATGACCTTGTTCCTGATGGTGATATTACATTACAGGAGCTTGATGAGTCAAAAGACGAAGGTCTTACTACAGATGCTACATTTACTTTTAGAGACTGGGACGAACTTGAAGCGTTCAAGAGACCGTCAAACATTGGAAGAGAGTAGAAAAAGGAGAATACCATGGAAGAAATTAAAAATATTGATATAGTAGAAAACAAGGAATTTGAAGATATAAAAGATGATAACACAATTACACTTGAAGATTTCTTAGCGACACATACAGTTGAAAATCTTACTGAAGATATTATATTAAACGAAAGATTGAAAGACTTTAAATTTACAATTGGCTCTATGACAAGAGATGAGCTGGAAAAGTATCAAAAGTTATGTATCATAAGAGACAAAAAAGGAAATGTGATAAAACAAGACTCAATGAAGTTCAGCGAACTTGTGATAGTAAATCACCTATTATATCCGAATTTCAAATCTGCAGAGTTTTTACAAAAAATAGGAGTCAATACACCATCTCAAGGGCTTTCAAAAGTATTAAAGGTAGGTGAAATAACTGCATTATCAGAAAAAATAATGAAATTTAACGGTTTTGATGAGGACTTTGAAGACATAAGAGCCAAGGCAAAAAACTAATAAAGCAAAGTGATTATCTGACATCTATATATCGTGGAGTAATTGCCAATTATGGCTTTATACGACCAAGAGAGTTTTTAAAGATGGATGAAAAAGAGATCGCTTTGCTTGAAGCAATTTTAGTTGATACACAAAAAGAAATGGAGAAACTGAAAAAATAGGATGGTGTAAGGAATGGTTAATACTACATTAGGATTAAATGATAATATGACAAAGATGCTTAGAGGCATAGTCAAAACTCTTGATACAGTCATAACAGCCTTACATCGCCTTGATAATGTATCTGCGTCTTCCGGCTCGAATGCTCTTTCACTTATGAGACAAGAACTAATATCAGCAAAAGTAGATATTGCTGAATTAGATGCACTACTTGACAATATGGGAGCAAATGCTCCTCCTGATACTTTCCGTTCTTGGAGAGGTAGCTTAATGTCCTTAAATGCAGGGATACAGTTATTATCTATGGCAATAAGGCAGATAGGTAATATTGCAAATATGGCTGACGAATATACGTCAATAAATTCAAGATTAGGACTTATAAATGACGGACTACAGACACAGTATAAATTGCAAAACAAAATTCTTGAGTCAGCAAATTCAACAAGATCTTCGTATAAGGAAACTGCAAATCTTATATCAAAAATAGGTATGACTGGAGCAATAAAGGGAAATGACAATCAAATTGCCTTTGCTGAAAAAGTGAATAAGCTTTTAAAAATCGGTGGCGGTACATCTCAGATGAATAACTCTACTCTATTACAGTTATCACAGGCATTATCATCTGGAAGATTGCAGGGGGATGAGTTCCGCTCGCTTAGTGAAAATGCACCTGCACTTATGCAAAATATAGCTAAAGGAATGGGTGTAACTAAGGGAGAGCTCAAAGCACTTGCATCTGATGGCAAGCTAACTACTGAAACAATAATCAATGCTATAAACAAGATGGGTGGCTCAATAGATGAAGAGTTTAATAAACTACCGAGGACATTTGGCGAAAATAAGACAGTATTTGAAAATATGGTAGGCACTTGGCTGGCGAGGCTTTCATCTACTCAGGGGGCACTCGGACAACTCAATCAAAGATTTACAGACTTTGTAAACTTCCTATCATCACCTCAAGGAGTAGAGTTTTTAGACAATATTGGCATGGCTCTTGGCATAATTACAGGCATGATACTGTTTATTTTTGACTCTATAGGCTATGGTATTGGTGTAATCAACGACTTTGGAGGAATATTTGAGGGAGTATTTGCAGGAGTAATAGTAGCAAGCTTATTAATAATTATCCCAATGTTATGGTCTATGATACAGCTAATTTTGACACAAGCACTGGCTTGGGCTATTGTTAATGCACCAATATTATTAATAGCTTTAGCTATAGGCATACTTATAGGAGTGCTAAAACATTTCGGGGTTACTTCAGGGCAGGTAGTATCATTTGTAGGTGGGTTATTTGGTGGTTTGATAGGCTTTTTGGTTAATATCTTTCTGTATTTTTACAATTTCATAGGACAGATAGCTACATTCTTACACAATGTGTTTCACGATCCTGTTTTTGCTATAAAAAATCTCTTCTACGGCATGATTACAAATGTTATGGGATTTTTCCAAGGACTTATAAATGGGATAATTGACGGACTTAACTTTGTAATAAGGGCTGCAAGAGCAGTAGGAGCAAGCGTTGATGAACTGCAACATGTGGATTTTACATCAAAGATAAAAGCACCTACATCAAGTAACAAGAATGTCAAGACATGGGAAAATAAATATGTAGATGTTGGAGAATTCTCTCAAAAAGGCTCGAAATTTGCACTGGACAAGCTGGACAATCTAAGTAATGCACTTGGAAAATTTAATATTTCAGGTGTAGGAGGTACAGGTGCAGGAGTAGGATCTGCATCATCAATGGGAGAAGGTAAAAATATAGGTGATGTTGGAAAAGTCGGCAAGGTAGGCTCTATAGAAAAAGATGTGAAGATATCTGATGAAGACATCAAGATGTTGTACCAGATGGCTGTTGGCGACAGGGTAAATCAAATTAACCTTACAGTTGAAACCAAAGCACCACAGATTGTCAATAACAACAATATCAGTAGAGATGTTGATATGGACAATGTCTATGAGAAGATAGCTACAGCACTATCAAACGAAGCTAATATTTCAGTTAAACAAAGCTATTAATATGTAATTAAGAGTAGAAAATGCGAATTCTACTCTTAATTTTTAGGAGTAAACAATGTATGAAATCTATATCGGAGGCTTAAAGCTCCCCCTACTTCCTGAATCTTTAAAAGAGGATATCAAGCGTGATAATAAGCATTACACAATACTTGCACTTGGAGAAGTAATAAAAGCAGGAAGAGCAAAACTAAGGACATGGACTATAAAAAGTACATTTTATCATGAAGATATTGATGTGACTAAGGCAAGAGATTATCTGACTTCACTTGTGAATTCAGAAAAACTATCTATAAAGCCTGTACGCTTTATCGTAAACAGATATAAAGACGACGGAACACTTACATTTGACACCAACTGTCTTGTCTTAATAGATAGTATCAGCTTTGAAGATAAAGCAGGAGAAGTCGGAGATCTCAATTATGAAATCAAGTTAATAGAATACAAAGAGTTTGGTGGGAAGAAGCTAAAATGAGAATAAGAGTGCTTGTTATAAACAGAAAAAAGAGTGTATACGACATAAGCAACGCAATAAGCTCAGATATCAAATATACTACGACACGAGTAGGCTCAGCATCGACTATAAGTTTTGACGTCATAAAATCAGGACAGATTTCATTTCACGAAGGCGACATGGTCAAGATATTTGTAGATAAAAAACTATACATTGTCTGCTACATCTTTGCCAAGTCCAAAAAAGAAGATGTAATTTCTCTTACTTGTTATGATCTTCTTAGATATATGCAGTACAAACAAAGCTATAACTTTAGTAAAAAGACAGCTACTCAGATAATAAAGCAAGTAGCAAATGAATTCAAAATCAAGCTTGGAAACGTAGCAGATACTACCTATATCCTACCTGACAAGATTTATGAAGATAAGACGCTTCTTGATATAGTAACTGACGCACTGATGAAAACCACAGTTAAAACTAAAAAAGTATATACTCTATATGACCATGCGGGCAAGTTAACATTAAAAGAAAGCAGCGACATGGTGAGTAATTACGTGCTTGGCAACAAATCACTTGCAACTACTTATACCTACAAGACGAGTATTGAAGAGTCATATAATTATGTAAAATTAGTAAAACCGAACAAAAAATCGGGCAAAGGCGAAACATACATAGCCTTCGACGATGAAAAGATAAAAAAATGGGGACATTTGCAGTTTTATAAAAAAGTAGATGAAAACTTAAACGATGCACAAATAAGAGAGATGGCAAAAAACTATCTCAAATACTATTCAAGAACTAAAAGAACATTGAAATTAGATTGTCTTGGAGTAAAAGAGATACGAGCTGGCTCAATTGTGCTTATTGATATTCCATCACTTGGTGATATAGATTTGAAAAAACTATTGCTTATTGAAAAATGCACACATACTTTGAGTGAAACTCAGCATACAATGAGTCTGGAGATGAACGTGATAAATGATTGAAGTAATTCGAAATATTATAGATGAACAGATGAACTCTTATGGATTATCAGATTTGGCAATTGGTACAGTAGTATCTGTAAGTCCACTGAAAATAAAGCTTACAGACAGAATAACACTGAATGAAAATCAGATATTACTAACAGAATTTGTACTGGAAAAATCATTAAAACTTATACACAAACATGGTGTGGAAGATGTTAAGATAAGCAGTTACACACATTCACATAAAGTGGAAGGTGCAACACAAAAAGAAAAGGAACATAGTCATAAGATTGACCTAAACACCATGACAGACACGCACTCACATGATGCAGAAATCACAATAAAGGACAATCTTGGAGCAAAAGTAATCATCCAAGAAGGTCTGAAAAACGGTGATAAAGTCATAATGATGAGGACTGAACAAGGTCAAAAATATGTAGTTTTATCAAAGGTTAGAGATAAAAAAGCGGTAATTATTGATTGCATAAGTGGTTCGTGGGATTGGAGTTGATAAAATGGAGTTACTGCCTACATTTGACACATATTCAGATGATGAACTGATAACAACTACAAATGGCAATATAGTTCATATGATTAAAGATACATCTTCTTTATATGGGACTGTAGATGATATAAATGCGGTTAAACAGGCTTGTTTTTGCATACTTGCAACAGAGCAAGACATACACAAAATATATGAAAGTAGTTATGGACTACAGACATTTGACCTTATAGGCAAGGACTATTCATATATTGCATCTGAACTCAAAAGAAGAATACGAGAAGCACTAATGCAAGATGATAGGATACATGATGTCAGAGATTTTGTTATAGAAAGAGTTAAAAAAGACGGTATACACCTGTCATTTGTAGTTGAATGCGACTACGGTGACATCTCAATGGATAAGACGGTAAAGGTGGTAGAGGGGGATAGCTGATGACCTATGAAAAGATTTTAGACGATGCACTAAAAAGAGTTGATGATAAATACTCTAAAAGACAGGACAGTCCAATATTTAACGGCATAGCTCCTGCTTGCTATGAGATAAGCAAAGTTTATGAGGTCATGGAAGAACACTTAAAACAAAGTTTTGGAATGACTGCAAACGGAGTTTATCTTAATAATCTTGTAAAAGAAGTCGGTCTTGAGAGATTTGACGCTACTTATACAATAAAAAAAGCTGAGTTTAAAGATGAAGATGATAGATTAACAGATATAGATTTAAACCTTAGATTTGCAAAAGATGAATATTCTTTTGTAGTAGTAAAGAAGATTGAAAAAGGTGTGTTTTATCTTAAATGTGAACAAGCTGGATCTGCAGCAAATGAAATTATGGGTGATATACTTCCTATTGACAATGTAAGCATTGCAAGTGCTAAGATTGTCGCAAATGTAGAGCTTGGCACAGATATAGAAGATGATGAACATTTAAGACTAAGATATCTTCAAAAAGTACGAGAGCCAGCCACTTCTGGCAATATCTACCACTACAGATTGTGGGCAATGGAAGTTGAAAACATAGGTGCAGCAAAGATATTCCCACTTTGGAACGGCAACGGCACAGTAAAAGTGATGATAGTAAACTCTGATATGAAATCTGCAGATACACTACTTATAAACAAGGTGAATACTCATATTGAAGATGTACGACCTATTGGAGCTACTGTAACAGTAGTAACTCCGTCTGCAAAAGAAATTACAATTACTGCAAAGGTTAGGACATCTCTAAATGCAAATATGGAAATTACAAAGCTTGATTTTAAAGCAAGGATTGAAAAGTATATCAAAGACATTACTAAAGAGTATTTTTCAAATATTAGAGCAAACTCATACTTTATATCATTAGCCCAAGTTGGCAAGCATCTACTTGAAAGTAAAGATGTTATTGACTATGCAGAGCTGAAATTAAACAATGTAACAGCAAATATAGAGCTTTCAGCTGAACAAATTGCTAATATTACAGCTATAATGCTTGAGGTGATGTAATGATAATAGACAATATTGATATGAACTTATGCGAAAGAGTCGAACTTATCAATTATCTTCCTCTTTTTTATAGAAAAATAGAGCAGATGAAAGTCATACAAGGCACTCTATCTTCAGAAGTATCAAAGATGAAGTGCATTGAAAAAGATGTATTTATGCAAGGCTTTGTAGAGACTGCCACATGGGGGCTAAAATTCTTTGAAGAAGAGTTAGGACTACCTATAGAGCCTAATCTTTCTTATGAACAAAGAAGAGAGATGGTAAAGGCAAAGTTAAGAGGCACAGGCACTACTACCATAAAGCTTATAAAAAATGTTGCTATAGCGTACAGCAATGGTGAAGTGGAGGTAACAGAACACAACGAACAATATTGCTTTGAGATAAAGTTCGTTGGAATAAGAGGAATACCGTCAAATATGGTAGGTCTAAAAAGTATTTTGGAAGAAATTAAGCCCGCTCACTTGGGCATTAACTATGTCTTCACATTTGCAACTTGGGGTGAAGTAAAAAAGAGAAGATGGGGTGAAATTAAAAAGCTAATGTGGGACGGTGTAAGACATCTTCCAATGAATTAGAGGTGATACTATGCAAAAAACAACGAATTTAAAACTCAGAAAACCTGAATACAATGAATATGCTGATATTATGGACATAAATCACAATATGGACATACTGGATAAGGAAGTTAATAAAAAGCTTGATAAGACGGAAAAGGCACCTGACAGTGAAAAGCTGGGTGGCTTAGATAGTCTAAAGTTTGCAAGAAGTTATAGTTTTTTTAATAATGATAATATACCAAAAGATGTGTTTAATAACACTTCACATAATCAATCTTATATAGGCGTTATCAATTATGGCACAGAAGTAGGATTCTCTGGAAATCATGTGAAAATAATATATATACCACATTATAATGACGGATATGGTACTCAAATCGCAATACCTTATGAAGGTGGAAACTATTATGGTGTGTTTTATAGAAATTCTATAGGTAATAAATGGGGAGATTTTATTGAATTATTAGACACAAGGAGTATAGTTTCAAAACCTATTAAAGATGCAAATACTTGTATTGAAAGTGGTAAATCATTTTATTGTGTACACAATCAAACTGCTAACTTACCACTTGGTACTGTTGATGATGGCATTATAATACCCTATATGTATTCAAATGACTGGGGTTGCCAATTATATATGACATGGCATGGAAATGCTATATACTGGAGAAAAAAATCTGCTGGCACTTGGGATAGATGGCATTGTATAGGTGGTGGGTCTTGGAATCAAGAACTTATCAAAGATTCTGAACAAGTTGGCAAATATTTAAGATGGAATAAATATGGACAAAATCATGTAATATTTGATGCGAGTTCTGGAATAAGACCTGATGGACAAGCTTGTAATAATTCAGAGCCTGATAATTTATGGACGCCTACATATCCATATCTTATGGGTTTTAATGGACATAGCACTTATGGAATTAAGGTAAATGGTGCAAATTGGGCTGATAGTGCAAATTCTGTTCAAGGTTTTCCTTTTAGAAATAATAACGGCAAACTAGAAGTATTAGTAGGGGGAGAGTGGTTATCTGTGGGAGCAAAACAGTATACTGTGGTAAGAGAGTTTTATTTAGGAGATAACTCTCAAGAAAGATTTGATTATAGTGGTGGTAGTGGTATTTTAAGGTTTATCAAATATCCAAAAGCACCTAATATTGAACCAACGATGGAAAATTTTAATAATTACTATATTCATTTACCTG